GTAAAAGAAGATGAGGAGTTTTTCTGTCTAGAAGTAGGATAATCTTCTTCATCTGTAGATGAATCAATACTGTCAATAATTTCTTCTAATTTAGGATAAAGTCCAAGTAATTGGTCTTTAGTAAGGATTGTAGATAATAAAATATGAGCAGCATCCGCATAGTATCGATCTCTAGACGCAGGATCAACGTACACACGGAATGGATTAATGCTTGTAACTTTAACATCGCCTCTCCCATAATCTGATTCTGGGTCTAAAAAAACATAGAAGTACCCTAACCCAGTAACTGCATAGTCGTGAACAACTTGTTTAAAATGAGTATTGCAATCGGAGATATCCCAGACATATTCTAGTATTGTTCTCCAAACATTAGCAAGTTTGTAATCAGAATCTTCTCTAGCTACTGCTGAGAATTTTGGATTACGAGAAGTAAGAAGAGATTTTAGTTTGTCAACAGCAGCATAAACCCTGTCAATAATAAAATCGCCTTGCCCCACTGATTGAAGCATATCTGACTCTTCTGAAGAATAATGATTCCCCAAAGAGAAGTCTATAGCATCTCGTGCTTCTACTTCCCAGTCAGACCTGGCATCTCTCCACCTTCTCCATAAATCTCTATTCTTTTGAGCTTCGTCGTTCTCTGCAAAAGTTTCTACGTAGTTAATAGTCGAACTCCTTAAATATATATATACTATATAATATAATGTAAAACACCTAAAAAGTCAAGTGTTTTTTTTAAATTCTTTGTCCTGTAATCCAACTTCTTATTGAAGACTTCTTTTTACTTCTTTTATTCTCGCTATCTTCAAGGTCAAAATTAGCAACATCAAAGCTTTTACTTAGTGGTGCTCTGGCGTTTGTTATCGAATACCAAAGACCATCGAGCAGGTCATCATGCTTTCCTTTTGGAAAGTGAAACATTTCATCTATAAGTTCTTGATGGTTCTTTTTTATATAAAGCTTTCCACGGTTTACAATAGGGCATAATGATGATTCTATTCTATCTTCTTTTTTTATTCCTTGTGGTGGTCTAACTCCCCTAGCTATACCAGGAGCCATTTTTCTATCATATCCGCTAATTTGATTAACAGAATCTTTTATAATTCCCTGTGCTCCAACATGCTCTACGTTTACTCTCCTTATAGGAGAGTAAAGCTTAGCTAGCTCAAAAATCTTTTGTGGCATCTCATAAAGTGGCAAGTGTTCATGGTAGTAATCAATCACGTAAAAGTTCTTATCGCTGTCAACTGCAGTAACCATAATTACTTGATAATCGTTATGAGCATTTGACTCATAAGCTAGGTCTACACCCATATAAACATTAACAGGTATTACTGTTTCATTCCCCTTAAGATAACATTGACTCGAATTGCTAACAAGTTCATAGTCGTGATGTTGTATCTTATTTATTTTAAATTTAGCAGTAGCCAAGTCCCTAGCATCATTCATATACTCCTGGGCAAACTTATGCAGCTGACCTACATTTTCATAGTCTCTTCGTATTTGATTTATTTTATTTTTATTAAAATAAGATTCCCAAAGAGGCTTTCCATCTTCCAATACTCTGTGAAATATAACATCCCATGTGTATTCTTCTTTTTTATCTTTAGCTTCGAGGTATCCATCGTATATAGCCTGTAATGCTGAATCGTAATGTACGATAGTGCCAATTAACCAGATAGAGCCCTCGTTGCCTTTTGATTCTTCTAAAGACGGATAGACAGTAGACATCAACCATTCTTTTATCTCACGTCTTCTGTCTGGAGTTTTTGTATTTAATTCTGATTCAAAGTCATCAAGAATAATTTTTGTATATCTAGTACCAAGTTCAGACCTACCACGCAGTCTTTGACTGGTACCTTTTGCTATAATTCTATCACCACGACTAGTAGTTATTTCTTTTTCAGTCCACTTGTCACCAACCATATCTCCAAAATAATAATTTAATGCACTATTATATTCCATATGGTTTTTAATATATTTCAAATGGTCTACAGCTTGACCCTGTTCTTCAGACACCCAAGCTGCAAATTCTTTTTTTCCCTGTGGATTAAAATATATTTTATGCAGCAGTGCTGCTTTAGCCATTGTAGACTTAGAATGACCACGAGGAAGTACAATACACATTTTTCTTGATTTTGGGTCTAAAAGTTTTTTTCCTACTTCATAATGAAATGGAGCTGGAGATGACTTCATAAAATCATCTGGTAAAAACAACTGACCAAATGCAATTAAGTCATTTGCAACAATGCCAAGTACTCGGTCTTTTTCTTTCTGACCACCTGAGTTTATGTTAAAATTATCTATCGTACCAATCTCCACTTTGGATTACTTCAAAAGATTTACTTCTTTGCATCATCTCGTTACCAGCTACGTACACCCATGCTTTTTGCTTTGTTCCATCATCCATATCAATATCTGTTTTTACTCTTTTATACAAACCAGAAGCAACACCCTCGTACATATCGTACCTCATTAACTGCTCTTCTGTAACATCTCTAACCTCAACTACGGTACCACTTCCTTTTGAATTTTGTATTATTGCTGGAAACGTCTGATGTCCTGGATATACTAAAGACGTTCTTTTAAGTTTTCCCATATCTCCATCACCACGTCTCAATGTTCCATAAACAGCTATCTTATCTTTTTGTTCACTCATCATGATAGTGCAATTTGCCTAGGTATTCCTAAATGTTCAACGCTATGGTCATGACTGTATACCGTCATACAATAAATACATTGAGCAAAAAATTGATTTACGTCAATATCATGAATAATAATAGAATTAGTCATTAACTCTGTGTGACAGAAATGACACTCTCTACACTTCAACTTCTCTTTCAACCGACGCAAGTTCCTTGACATTACCACCCCCTATGGCATCTAACTGTTCTTTTGTAAAACCTTGAAACACCGCAACAGATTCTGTTTTCTTTTCCGTGTCCATCATGCCGCTAATCTGCATTAAGGTTTTTAACGCTTGTATTTTATCTCTATCATTAGAATCTCTTTTGTCAACAATATCTCTCATCTGCTCTAAAAGATACAATGGAGTTATATCTGCATCGCTTAATACTCTATCTATTTCTTCTCTAATCATATTTTGAATCCTTTTAGCCTTCATTAATATTTTGGCTTGACCCTCAGCGTACGACTTATTATTCGTTGGAAATGCTTTTACAAAAGCGTCTACTACATCCTCCCCTTTTGCTACGTACTGAGCAAAAAGGAATTCTCTTTGCGTGGTCTTTTTCTTTTCGACCTTGTGTTCATAGACACTAGTGTCAGTCAAGCCAAAAGAATAAAGGTTTCTTCTAGGTTCACCTTCCATTTTAATATTATCACCGCATATAAACGTTCCGAGAGGAACCCTAATGTAATAGTTTTTTTGCTTACTACCTGCTCTTCTGAGCATTGTCCCACGTTTCAAAACCTCACAAACTTGTCCGTCGTCTGAAACTACCCAGCTACCTTCGGTGCCTTCCCTCCAATTATCAACTAATAACAAATTAGGGTTATCCTTTCGAAACTCATCTATACTACTATATATCGGATGATTAATTTTATTTATTTTTCTAGTTATCATATTATAATATAATCAAAAAGTGTACAAAAGTCAAGTTATCTCGAAACAGAACGTTTTGTAATTTCTTTATTGCTTTGACTATTTTTACTTCTAATGTATGGAGAATGACAGCTTTTGCAGCTGTATAATCTATATTTACTACTACCAGTATAGTAAAACTTTTTAGTAGCTTTTAGCTGCGTGCTTCCACAAACAGTGCAGCAATCATCATCAATCATTACAGCTATATTAGGATGTGATTTCATATATGGTCTTAATTTCAAATACATATCTTCAAGACCTACAACATCACCACGATTATATTCTTCCATTCTGTTCAATGCTTCTTGTTTTCCACTCATACAATCAATCCATAATTGAAACTCTGTATCTAGCTTTTCTTCTAACTTTAAAAATTTAGTTATAAAGTCTTGCTTGTGAGAAGAGAACGCAAATTCTTTTCTTGCTTGTTTTAGTGTGTCTATAGTTTTAAATGGTAGAGGTGCTTTTATATCATTAGCTATAAATCTAGCATTTATTTTTCTAAGGTCAAACCTATCTCCATTATGAGCTATGATAATATCTGCTTCGTTTAGTAACTTCCAGACAGACTTCATGATACGCTTATCATTTCTAGCTCTAGCTTCTCTAGGTGTCAACACGTCACTCATCACTTCGCCATCATACAACCACTTAGCTGACCAACTTAGTAGATGCCAATCCATCATTGCACCATTTTTGTTTTTCATAATTGCGTGATGACCAACATATTGTTTTCCAAGACTCCAAGTCCACACACCCATAGGAGTGGTCTCAATATCTAGAATTAATATTTTTGGTAAATCAATGTTACTGTAATTGCTTAAAGGTTTTTTTATATTTAAGGTTTCTAGTTTTCTGGCTACAGACTTATAAGTTCTTCTATATCCAGATTTTTTTAGATAACCTCTAATTTGTTCTATTGTCTTTGTTCCGTCTCTATACAGGTTTAAGACACTAAGCTCTTCTTGTTTCCATTTCATAATTACTTCCGATTAAATAGTAGTTTAAGTAGTATTTTAATTATTATAGCTTCTAGTCTAAGCTTGATTGTTTTTATCAACCCCACTTATCTTCTGCCACTAGCTGCGCTATAATTCCATATATAGACAAATCAACAAATGCATCCATATATGTTTCTTGTGTAACTGCGTTACGACCTTTGTTCTTGATAATAATAGTTTTTAATCTATTAATCTTATCATTCATGCGAACAACCAAAGCAGTCAAAGATACCATGCGACCTTCTTCGGTGCTGATGTCTTCTCCTAGAGTTATGTTGTCGCTTCCGTAATCATGCTGTTTTCGACAAAAGAGCCTGTACTCTTCATCTAGTATCTCTTTGAATCTTTTCGCCATTTCAGGATACTTTGTTTCTATATAATCTATTACTTCTATGTCCTTCATATTTTCTCTCTATTTAGGGATTGAAGGTACAACTACCATATCAAAGTAGTCGCACCCTTGATTGATAATACAATCTTTGCCTGCAAGTTTTGAATCGACACGAATCTTTAAAACATTACCGTCAGTACGCATCATGCAGCCAAGGCATTCACCACTGTTCCAGTTTGCACAATACTCACGTGCATCGTTTTTTCCGTAATTTTTCATATAAACAATATACAACAAACTAGTATGTTTTGCAAGTATTTATTTTTTTTAATTATTTTACTTGACAAAGTGTTGTTTTTTACTTATATTGTAACTACGTAGGGGCTTAAATATTCTTAAATATACTAACTATTCTTAACTAAAGAAAAAAGATATTACTACGTAATATCCAAAAAGAAAAGAAAATTTTTACAAAAATATTTTGGGATATGAATAAAAGCTACCTCATAGAAAAAAATACTAAATTTTAAAAAAGGTTCTTGTTTTTAAGATTTATTATTTGTAAGTTATAACGTTGGAAATGTTACATAAAAGGCAAACACATGAAAAAAATACTCTTTGTAGTGGTAATCCTATCAACACTGCTCTTTGCAGCACTACCAGGCTTCACAGTAATTAAGGATATTACTGGAAAAAAACATATTTATTACAAATTAGAATACAATAAAGAAAACTATTGCGAGATACACGAAAAACATGAGCTCGTAGAACTCCGAAAACGACTAGAAAAACACAATATTGGTACTTATCCTCGAAGAAAACAAAAAACGAAGGATTTGAGGGTAATTTGAGCCAAATAAGACTATATCTATATTCGAACTGTACCCCAGATTCTATAGATACACATACCAGTAGTAAAAAATAGGGTAAAATTGTGTGTGAGTCTTTTT